GGGTTAGGGAAACCCACACATCCTCCAAGGGCTGCATAACATTGACCAGCGTGTCAATCGATGTGATGGTGATGCCGTCGAGGTTGACGCGGCAGAGTGGCAGGTCGGAGACGATGGCCCCGCCGATGATGCTGCCGGTCTCGATGCCTGGATCCGCGGGCGTGGCCGCGCTGGGCTTGCCCTTGATGGCTTCGAGGGTGACCGTCTCCACGCCGGTGCCTGAGTTCAACGCGTACCGGGCCACGATGAGATCGCGTCGTTTTTGCCCTTGCGAGCCGGATTGGATGTTCACGTCGGTCGGTGCGGCGATGTAGATCTGCCGGCCCTCGACCACGAGGTCCCATGCTGGGATGGTGATGTTGTTCGCATCCTTCGCCGTCGGTTTCATCGTCCAATTCCGGGTTTTCAAAATGTATCCGCCTCGACCGAGCATGGCGGCGTGCATGAGCGCGTCATGCTTCGATTCCACGTGCGGGTCGTCGCCGCCGTGCGAGCCGGTTACAAGCAGATTTGTTGCCATGATCACTTACCTTCCGCGTTGAGGGACTTGTTGAGCCAGAGGTCATAATCCTTGTCCTGATTTTCGGCCAACTGTAGGTACTGCTGGTAGTCGGATTCGCAAAAAAGGATTTTCCTCTGGTTGCCGTTGCGGTCGACGCGCGTGACCTCGTGCCAGTTGGGGCTGGCCGTCGCGTTGGGCAACACGTATTCCTTGTTGACGCACGAAGGCCGATCACAGGAGTAGAGGGTGATGTTGGGCTGTTTCGGCATGATGCTCCTTTAGTCTTGTTCATCGGGCCAACTGTATTGGCCGGCTTCGTATCGGATGGTTGGTGTGCCGTTGGCGAGTTTGACGGTGATGCGCACGATGGGGCTGTCCACGCTGACGCCGGTCAGCGCATCGTAGGCGCGCACATGGTCGTCGATATGCAGGCCAAGGTTCTCGGGGATCGTCAAATCGACGGTGCCCTGTTTCCACATGTCCTTGAGCTTGTCCCTGGTCTGGTCGGACAATTCGGCGCCTTCGGAGGATGTGAGCTCGTAGATCTGAGCTATCTCACGGTCGCCGGTCAGAGTCTGGGTCTGGGAGATGTTGCCGGACGCATCCGCATACCAGTCGCTGCGCGCCCTGTTGCGCAGCTGGCCTTTGCCCAGGCCCGTGAGGTGGTTGACTTGGGTCCAGATGCGTTGCGCCTCGAAACTGATGCGCTGGTCGCTGTCCGCGTCGCCGTACGTGTCGGCGGCGACCGCGCGAATCCGGCAGCGTCCAGCGGTGTAGGTCAGGTCGAGTCTGGCTCCCTGCGCGGTGAGCATCATGCGCAACCCGTCCCACGCGGTAATGTACCGGCGGAACGAATAGTTGCTGATGTTGATGCCGCTCGCTTCCGATGGCACGTCGAACACCGTGGACAGTCCGATCCGGCTGATTACCGTACGGATGATGTTGTTGGCGTCGCCGGAGACCGTGAGCCGGTCGGCGCCGGAGTCGGGTTGGAGGATCTTGCCCGCAAGCAAACCGTGCCATGTGCGGCCGGTGAGCGTATACAGGGCATGCCCGTCATCCACAGTGATACGCACCGCGTCGACGCGGCCTCCGAACTCGGTGCCTTCCGCCCCGATGTAGCAGCCGTCGGAGAGCAGCAGTCCGGGGGTGGAGTGAGTGAGTTCGAAATCATTCTGCTCGTCGCCGTACTGCAGGTCGAGTGCGGGGGAGACGAGTTCGCCCTGCGGCACGTGAGCGGTATTGGTCCAGATCAGGTCCATGGCAGTCCCGTCTGCTCCAACCAGTACTCCACGTCGAAGCCGAACGATTCATCCCATGAGACCTGCTGCAGTCCCGGCGGGAGGGTGGCGAACGCGTATTCGTTGGAGGCCTGGTCGCGATGCGTTTTGTCGAACACGTTGGTGATGTCGCCGTTGGCGGCGACCATCACGGCCGTGCGTGGTGAGCCGGTGCCGTCGATGATGAGGTAGCCGCCGGATGGGACGCTCACGTCGGCTATCACCTTGTTGCCGCCGATGATGATGCTCGGCGTAGAGACCGGCCCGTAAATGGTGAGCCTCATCCGCGAGGGCAGGGCGGATTGGTTGTCGATGCTGCTGACGTTGCGGGTCGGCGCGTAATCGTAGCGATAGTCGTAGGGATAGTCCTTGCCTCTGTTGTAGCGGGCCGTCGACCGGCTGAAGCTCTGCCTGACCGGTTTGTGCCACACCCCGTCAAGCAAGGCGACCGTGAAATCGCCGCGCACGAGCAGGGGTGACGTGTAGTCAGGTTCGTGGCCGACCACGAGGCAGGTCTGTGACCATCCGTCCACCGTGATGACGCCGGGTTTCGCGGCATCGTTGAGGTAGGCGTACATGTCCGCGTCGAACAGTTCCTCGGCCTTTTCGAGCGCCGGGATACCGTAGACGAGCCCGGTGACCTTGACGGTCTTCGCGGGCCGCGTGGCATGCAATGACCGGTAGCCGAGCTCGAACTCCCACGTGCGGGTGCGTAGCTCCAGGATCTGTCCGCACATGATTCCCTCCGGGTCGGCGAGATCAATCACGGTTCCGGCGCGGTTTGACGTGTAGGTGAGCGTGTGCATCATGTGCGCAAAACCTCCTTGGTGAGCCGCTGTAAGTCGCGTTTGCCGAGTTGCGGGGCATACGCGCTGATGATTGGGCCGATCTGCTCGCGGAAGGAACGTATCTCCTCGATGACGCCGCTCACGTCGATATCCCGGCCGGAGAACGATTCCTTGGGTATCTGCCGGCGGTTCATGGCCGCGTATGTGTCGGCGCCATAATATGCGACGGATTTCACATTGGACACGAATTCGCCGCTCTTGACTCGCGCGTTCGCCAACGTGATGTTGTCGCCGCCCGTGATGCTCGCCTTGCCTGGCAGGAGGCCCTCGATGACACTGCCGCCAGTGGCGTAGCCGCGCATCGAAACCCCATAACCGGTGAACAGGCCGCCGGTCTTACCGGTGGGGATATTGCCCATCGCACCGGCCGGACGATAACCACTGGACGAATACGTGCCGCCTGAATCATCGACGTAGCTGCCATGGATGGTGAAGTACTTGTCCGCGATCTGCGTGTTGTTCAGATTGGTGATGACGCTCATGGCCTGACCGTCATCCGCGTAGATCATGCCGGTATGCGGGTCGATGGTCCAGCCGTTCGCTTCGGCTATCTTCTTCCAATAGTCGCTGTTGTCACCCATCAGATGACCGGTCTTCGGATCGATCGTCGCTCCGTTCGCCAATGCGAGGGCGGTGTCGTACTGGCTTTTGTCCATGATGATGACACCGGTGTGCGGATCCACTTCGACGCCGTTGACCGCCTCGATGGCGGCGAGTGCCTGTGTGTTGTCGCCGTCGATTTTGATTTCGCCGTTAGGAAGTTTCGCCACCGTCATGCCGAGGTCGGTCAGGCTGTTCTTGGCCGGTTCGGTGTGGGCGTTCACGTCGATGGCTTTGGATCCGGGGATGCTGTTGACGCTGGTGGCGAGCTGGTCGAACTTGTCCTTGGTCAGGCCGGCGGCGTTGGCTGCGGCTTCTGCGGCTTCCGGGGTCATGCCCATCGCATGTGCAGCTGCGATGTATTTCTCGCGTGCCAGGTCAAGGGTGCCGTTGACCGCTTCGAGTCCTTCGCCGTTGCGTGACTGGGCTTCCGCCGCCTTCAACGCGGATTCGGCGAGATCGTTCAACGCGCTCTGGTTGGCTCGTCCCTGTTCGGTGTTCAGGTCGAGCGTCTGCCCGTTCTTCTGCACGCTTTCGGTCGCCTTGTCGAACGAGTCATGCATGGAGATGAGCGCGTTGGAGCTGGAGAGCGCGAAACCGTAGTAGGTTCCGAGCGCGTCAATGACCTCGCCCAAGGCGGTGGCCTGCTCGTTGATGCCGTCGGTGGTCGCTCCCAAACCATCCTGAAGGATAGATTGGGCGTCAGCTGATTCCTGCGTGGCGTCCGCGTTCGCCGACTGCGCGTCGACCAATCCGGACGTGGCCAGCGTCTGCGCCAGTTTCTCCTGTGCGGCGGCCTTCGAGTTGGCCGCGTCCTCCTTGGTCGCTGCGGCTGATTTCTCGAAGATCTCCTGCTGTTCGCTCAGTACGCCGTAGGCAACGTTGGAGGTGCGGTCCCACATCTGGTTGATGCCGCCGAGCGAGTCACGGTAGCTGTCGGCCTGTTCGCGGACTCGCAGAATCGCTTCGGGCTCGCCTTGTATGGCCTTGATGTAGGTGCTGTGGGCGATGCCGATCTTGTCGAGTGCTTCTCGCACATTGTCGTAGCCGGAGGTCCAACGGCTGAATATGTCGGCCGTGTAGCGTGACGAATCGCTTTCGGAGAGCGCCTTGTTGAAGTATTCGGCGGCGCTTTGTCCGCTCTGCAACGCCTGGGTGAGTTCGTCCACTCGTTGCGTGGCGGCCTGCTGATCCTGCGCGAAAGCGAACAACGCGAGTCCTGCGGCGGTGATGGCCATGCCCCATGGTCCGCCCAGCAACGATACTATGCCGCTTCCCAGGTTTTTGAAACCGGCCATAATGCCTTGGGAACGACTGATAGTGGTGCCAAACGTGTTTATCTGAGATTCTGCACTGCCGAAAGTTGCGCCCCATGTCTGGAACGCTGACGCGATTCCGGAGCCGAGGGCTATGAGCCTTTGCCCTGGGTCGGCAATCAATCCGAGGGTTTGCGCAAGCTGGCTGCTGCTAGAGTTCAGCGGCCCCATCGCTTTGTGGACTGCGACACTGCCTCCAACCAGAGCCGCCATCAGCACTATGGACTGCTGTACGGGCGCAGGCAATGACGCGAAACCGTCAACAAGGGTGTCGAGTGTCTGCACGAGGGAGCGCAATGGTCCCTGACCTCCCTCGCCCAAAGAGATCATGAGGGATTCGAAAGAGCCGCTCAGATTCTCCAGATCGCCTTTCAGGTTGTCGTTCTTCTTGGCGGCGAGGTCCGCGGCGTAGCCGGATTGGCTGACGGCTTTCGTCCAGTCGTCGATGCCTTCCGCGCCCTGCTCGTAGAGCACGTTCGCGGCTCGCACCGCGTCGGCTCCGAAGATGGTGTTGAGCGCGGCATTGCGTTCCTGTTGACTCAGGCCGCTCAAACCGTTCTGCAATTGGCCTGCGGCACCGGCAAGGCCGATGAACTTGCCATTGGCGTCGTACACGTTGATGCCGAGCTCGTCCATGAGGGTCTGCGCCTTGTCGGTGGGGCTGGCCAGTCGTTGGAGCATGGTCTTGAGGCTGGTGCCCGCGTCACTGCCTATCATGCCGGCGTTGGCGAACGCGGCGAGCGTGCCGGTGGTCTCCTGCATGCTGACGCCCATGCTGTTGGCCACCAGACCCGCCTGATTCAATGCGAGGCCGAGGTCATGGGCGGAACCGACGGCCTTGCCTGCGCCGGCCGCCAGCGCGTCGGCCACCTGAGTGGATTCGGCGCCCGTCAGGTTGAACTGTTTGAGGGTGGTGGCCATGAGTTCGGCGGCGTCGCCTACGGCCATGCCGTCGGACGCTGCGAGGTTCAATGCGCCGCTCAAACCGCCGGAGAGAATATCCGAGGTCGATAGGCCGGCTTTGCCGAGTTCGTTGATGGCGTCGGCGGATTCGGTGGCCGAGTATATGGTGTCGGCGCCGGCGTCGATGGCGGCCTGACGGAGCTGATTCATCTCATCTGCGCTGGCTCCGGTGTTGGCCTGCACCGTCGACATGCTGGCGTCGAAGTCCGCCGCCATCCTGACAGCGGCCACGCCCAGCGCGGTGGCGGAGACACCGGCCGCCGCGATGCCGGTGGTGATGAGCTTCGATTTGCCTCCGGCGGCTTCCATGGTGGTCGCGGTCTTCTGGCTTTCGCCGGACACTTTGGCCATGCCGGCGGTGAAATTGCTGGTGTCCGCGAGCAGGCGGACGGTGATGTTGCGGTTCAGGCCACCGGCCATGGCATATCCTCCTGTCGGATCATCGTGGGTTGATGCCCACGGTCAGTGAGTCAAGTTTCGTGGCGGATTCCGCGGAATGGTCCTTGCGGTATTCTTCGAGCCCGATGCGGCGCATCAGGTCGATCTGACAGACGCCGACCTCGCTCGCGTATTTGGTGGGGGCCAGCTCGTCGTGGCATATGCTGACGGGCATCCCGCAGCGCGGACACAGCGTGCGCTCGTATTCGTCGAGTGCGAGCATCCATTCGCGTTCGGTCGCATCCCATTCGGTTTCCGGCGTGTAGCCGGTGATGCGCCTATGCCCGTCCCTTTCCACCCGATACGACGGTTCCCAGCCGAGCCAACGCTTGTAGCTGATGCCGAGCTTCTGGCAGATTCGCAGTTCCCTTACTGTCTGCGGATTATCCGCGAGGCTGATTCGAGTGCGTCTTTTGGGTCGATGAGCTTCGCATTCAGGTCACGGATCGCGTACCAGATGGGGCTGATCTGGCCGTCGGACAGTTCGGTCATGACGTTGGCCAGCTCTTCCACGGGGGTTTCCGGCACGGTCTTCCTGACCATGAGTCTGACGGCGTCGGCGCAGATGTCCTCGATGTGTTGTTTCGGTACGCCGTTCTCGGTGACGGTGTTCGCCTCGAGTACCTGACGCCACTGGGAGAGCGGCAGCGCCTCCAGGGTGATGCGGACGGTGTCGTCCTTCACCTCGTCGCGCAGCCTGTCGATTTGTTCGGCGATGCGTTTGGCGGCGGCGTTGCCGCCTTCGGTCACATGCTGCGCCATGGCGCGTTCCAGGTCGGCTCCCAATGCGGCGACCTGTTCGGCCTTCTCCTGATCCAATATGAGGTCGACGTCCACGCGCTTGCGCTTCACTTCCAAAGCCATGATTATCCCTTTCTGAAAGTCTGAAAACCTTTCTGAGAGAGAGAAGAGAGAATGCCTGTGCGGGGCCAGAAAGGCTTAGAATCCCCGCACGGAAGAACTTGTCAGGCTGCGGTCAGCACGGCGGTCTCGGACTCCCAGCCGGGAGCCTGAGCGAACAGCGGGATCTGACTGCGGATCATGGTGTTCGCATCCGGGTTGATGACCTTCTTTTCGCCGCACTTCACGCTCACGACGGTGAGCTTCTGGCCGGAGGCCAATGGCGCGTCGGTGGCCATGCCGCGGCGACGCACGATATAGCCGGACGCGCCCTCGTGCATGAGGGTGACGGCCTCGTTCTGTTCCTTGTGCTCCGTGTTCGTGTTGTCGATGACCTCGATGCTGATGTCGCCGGCGCTCTTGCGGCCGGGGGCCCCGAAGTCCTGCACGGTGTTCTCGCGCTGGTCGGACACGGTGTCCTGCGACGGGTCGAAGCTCCAGCCGCCAAGCATGACGTAGTTCGAGATGTCGGTGCCGGCCTCGAGCTCGATGATGGTCGGGGCCTTGATGTTCTTGATCGCCGGCACCCAGATGGTGGTGATGTTGCCCTCGGCACTGGTGCCGGGAATCTCTGTACCCAGTTTCAGGGTCATGATGCGCTCCTTAAAGCAAAAGCCACCCCCGTATGGGGTGGCGTTGAAGGCTTTTGGTAAATGATTGGTTGATTACGGTCGGCTCCACGTGAATCGGAACCGGAGGACGCGCACCTGGTAGCGGCGCGCGGTGTCGTCGGCGGTCAGACCGGCCGGGTATGCGCCGGAATCCTCGTACAGGGTGAGCTGGCCGACCGTGTAGCCCGGCGGCCGGGTGGGGGAGCGGTTCGCCAACGCGGGAATCAGCATGTCGTCACACCAGATGTTCACGCTGTCGGCGGTGGTGCTGACGGCGCGAACCTCCAACAGGGCGGAGTGGGCGGTGAGCCGCATCGTCTCCGCCATCACATGACGGTCGGTGGAGACGTGCGCGATGATCCACGGCGGCATCTCCGACTCCAGCGGCTCCTCCTGCCTGTACACCTTCACGCCGGACGGCATGGAGGGCAGCAGATCGAGAACCGCATTGGTCAGGTCCATGACGCTCATAATCCGATGGCTCCTATCAGCATGTCGTCGGCGGCGTCGGCCACGTATTCGGCGAGCGGGGGAAGCTCCGTCTCCGCATGCTCGTAAAAATCGTGGGTTCCGCCGCCTTTCGCGGTGCCGAAGAACGCGATGTTGGCCAAGTCGGAGGCCCCTCCGTCGCGGGGGCTCACGTCCGCGTACACAGTGGTGCCGGTGCTGCCCATTTCGTAGCCGATGCCGATACGGCTGATCGCGTAGTTCGATGATGTCTGCAGGTCGGAGATGACGCCTTCCTTGACGTTTTGCGCGCCCTTCTTCACCGCCTGCGCGAACTTGACCGAAGCCATGGCGTGCGCGGCGGCGACACGACGGCCGAACGCGGTCAGCTCCGAAGCGTCTATGGTGATGTCACTCATTGCTGTTGACCACCTCCTTCACGTTCCACCGGCATGCGGTGGAGTGTGTCTTCTCGGACTGCATGTTCAACAACCGGAGCCTCCTGCCCTTGAGATTCGGGTCGGCGGCTTCGGTTATCTCGCACACGTCGCCCGGCAATAAACCCGTGGTGCCGTAGGGGAAATGCACGTACATGCTCCACACGGGGGTGACGGCACCCAACGCTTCGACGATGCCGCCCTCCGTGTTCTCGGCGGCCAGACCGCCCGAGGTCTGCACCTTGCAACGGCCCTCATACACGGTGTTCGCGGCCGGTCCCACCAGTCCCGTTTCGGGGTCGGTGACCGGTTTGCCCATATGGGTGACGCGGCATTGGTCGGTCATCAACGATTCGGCGAGCTGTCGGCCTCGGTTGAGGATATGCTGCACGTTCATCGGAACACCCCTATGGCGATGCCTCGCATGCCGAACCTGTTGCGGAGGGCTCGTTTCGTGCCCTCCGGCAGTTCGAGTGCGTCGATGATCTCGGAGTCGCCCTGACGGTAGCCGATCTGCACGTCGTCGATTCGCGCGTACGATTCGTCGCGGTGAGCGCCGGGGCCGCCGTTCGACTGCTGGACGAGTCCGGCTGCGACCATGCTGCACACGAGGCGCACGATGTCCGGGGGAACCGGGTCATAGCCGGCGAGCATGGTGACGGTGACGGAACAGGGGACCATGTTCGGCAGGCTCCACAGGCTTTCCCTGTACAGGGCGTTGCCGAGCAGCTTCCAATCACCGGTCTGCTCGCCGTCCATGAGCACGCGGCTCACGGAAATCACGGGGCGCATGGGCAGGTCGAGCCTGCGTGAGGTTTCGCCGGGGATGGTCACCGTGTATTCGCCGCGTGTGATGGGGCACCCTGCGGCGTCGCGCACCGCTGCGGAAACCGATTCGAGCAGCTTGCCCGCGAGCTTTTCGTCCGCGTATTCGATGCCGTATGAATCAAGGTCCTTGACCGTTGCCAGCGTGTCCATGAGTCACCCCCCTATGCGGTTATTCGGCTTCGCCCAAGTAGGGCATGGCCTCATAGCTGCCGGCCATCACTTGCCCACCTTGAAGTGTACGGTGGCCAGCGCTTCGGGGCGCACGACCTTCGCGCCGTACAGGTGCAGGCCCTTGACGATGTCGTCGAAGCCCTTCTCCTTGCGGGTGGCCTCGACCTTGGCGATCTGCTCCGCGAACGTGGTGGCCGCGTTGGTGCCGGCGATGATGACGTTGCCCTCATCGGTCTGAGCCGAGGCAGAGCCGCCCTTGGCTGCGGGAGCGTTGTTGGACTTGAGGATGGTCATGCCCGCGGCCTCACCGACCACGCCGTTGAGCAGCGTGGAATGAGCGGACTCGGCGCCAGCGACGAAACGGCTGTCCTTGCGCAGCAGGCCGTAGAAGTCCGGGTTGACGATGACCCAACGGCCCGCGTCTGGCACGTTCTGCTTATCCAATGCGGTGGCCAGATCCACGATGGTGTCGTACGCCTTGGTGGCGGTGGCGCCGGAAATCGGGTCGAGCTTGCTCTTCGCGCCTGCTGCCATCAGGCCGGCCAGGTACTGGTCGGTCAGGTCGCGCAGCTTGTAGGCGGCGTCCTGGGAGTATGCGGCGGTCAGGTTGTTCATGGCCTGGCGCTTCTCCACGTCGTCGATTTCGAACGCGAAGTACTTGCTCTGGTTGATGACGAGTTCGCCGGCGTCCTTGTCGGTGGCCGGTTCGATGGTGATGTCGGTGTGGGCCGTGTAGTCGCCGATGCTGATGTGCGCGATGCCGGTGATGTGCACGGTGTCGCCGTAGTTGGCGATGTCGCCCTCGTAGTCGCGGTTCACTGCGGAACCGTAGACGAGGTTCTTCTGGAGTTCCAGCAGGATGTTGGCGCTCCAGAGTTCGGGAATGAAATTGGTGATGGCCATTTAAGGCCTCCTTCCGTTTAGTTGGCTCCGAGCAGGTCCTTCAGTCGCCCGTCCTGTTGGGCTTTGACGATTTCTGCGGGGCTCATGGTTTTCAGGTCGTCTCGGGTGAGCTGACCCTGATGGCGGTCGCCGTCCCGTGTTCCGCTGGGCGGCGTGATGTTCGCACCCGAGGGTGCTTGCTCGGCTTTCCCGAGATAAGGTTTCTGTTCCAGCAGTTCGCCGATGGAGTCGGCGATGGCCTGCGTGTCCACGCCGCCGTCATCCGTGACGGTGAATTTGGACAGGTCGAGGTAGCGCAGGGCGTCGGCCGGGTCGGTGAGCTTGCCGCTGGCTGCGGCGCGGACTTCGGCCTTGAGGATGCGCTGGTTGGCGGCGGCAAGGGCCTCGTCCTTGACGGCCTGCTCCTTCCGGGCGGCCTCGTATTCGGCCTCCTTGCCCTGCAGGGCGGCGATCTGTTTTTCGAGTTCGTCTACCTTGTCGGCCTTGGCGTAGGCTTCGTTCAGTTTCTTTTCGAGGTCGCGGTTGACTTTCCGCTGGCCCTCGAACTTCGACTGCCAATCCTCGCCGCCGGTGTTCTCCGGCTTCTTGGCCTCGTTGTCGTCCGAATTCTGGTTCTGGTTTGCGGGATCCATGTTCTTCCTTTCGATTCGCTGGATCATTGCTGGAAAATCTGGCCGCCGGAGGTGACCCATCGGCGGTATTCGCGTTCGCACTGGGCCGCGATTTCGGGGGTGAGGGGCATGCGGCCATCGTTGGGGTTGCGGCCCTCCAATACGGCCTCGTAGCGGAGCTTCGCGGTCTGAACGCGCTTCTCGGCGGCGATCAATAGTTCGACGCGCCCCTGCCGGTACGTGTTGTCGTGCAGCCACATGCTTTTGCGGCTCTCGGGCACCTTGCCGCGCCAGTCGTTGTCCACGAAATATCCGTTGGCCTTCAACGCGGCTATGGTCTTCTCCCGGTCGCCTCCGGTCAGCGAGTAGATGCCGTCGATGGACAGGCGGCGTTTCATCCTCCGGCCGGACTGCTGGGCGTATTGCATGCTGGCCCACCCGTATCGTGTGGTGCCCTCGCTGGTGGTCAGCGCCGTATAGCCTTTGCCCACCCTTTGCATGCCACGTTTCGAGTTGACGACCTGGTAGATGTCGGCGCCATCGCGGATGGCCTGCGCGTAATTCGCGCCGAAGCGCTTGTCCTGCTCCTCACGGGAGAGGCTTTTGAAACCCTCCATGGGGTCGCTGATCCACCCCTGTTGTTTGGCCATGCCCTGGCTGCAGGGCACGTGGCGGCCGTGGCAGTGCGGGTGGCGCAGGAACCCCTCGTTGAAGCGGAACCACTTGCCGGCCAGCAGCATGCATCGGTCGCAGCAGCTGGCGGACTCGACACGCACGTAGCCGACCTTGGGACGGCTGGTGATGTCCAGTGATTCCGCCTGGCGGGCGGTGTCCATGACCGCCAGAGAGGTAAGCATGACCAGCAGGTTGCGCCCATATTCCAATGCCTCCAACGGGGAGCTGCCGGTGCGTATCGCGTGCAGGACGGCGAACACGGGGGATTGGAAGTAGGAGGCGATGTCGAGGCCGGACGGAGCCCAGCCTGCGAATGCGTTCGGGTTGGCCAAAGCATGGGGAGTGACGTACACGCCCTGTTCGGCGAGCATCATGCCGCTCGCGTCGATGGCTGTCTCCGCCGACTTGGTTTGGATGGTGGAGAACAGGGTGAGGAAGTCGCGGCTTATCGACTTCCACGACGCCTGGATGTTATTGGCGTCGACCCTGTTCCATGTTCTGCGTGCGGCTCTGTCCGCCGCCAGCTCCAAGGTCGCCAGCCGTTTCTGACTGTAGGCCAGCACCTGAGATTCGACCGCCATCAGCGCCTCCGATCTGCAGGGCACGGTTCAACGATTCGAGTTCGGGGTCGGCCATCTCGTCGGCGCGCATGCGCATGATGCGCTGCACCTCGTCCGAGCTTTGGCCCATCTGCTCCGCGACCCATTGGATCGGGAAGCCGAGCTGCTTGTATTTGAGCATCGCGTCCGCCATCAGGGTTTCGCTGCGGTACTGCGGGGTCGCGAACTGCACCTTGGAGTCGGCGATGATGTCCGCCTCAGCCACGTCGTTCTCGTAGCGCATGGCGATGCTGCAGATGTCGCGGATGGGGGATTTCAGGAAGCTGATGCGTTCGATGGTCTTGGATACGAGGCCGGCTTCGGCGACCTCGTAGCCGGTGGCCGGAACCTCCGCGTTCGTCAGCAGGTAATGGCCGGGGGTGCGTGTTTCGGCGGCGATATGCTCCACCGCTTTTTCGATGACCGGGATGAACACGTTCAGGTTCGAGCTTGACCATTCGCCCAGGTTCACGTTGTCGCCGGTGAACTGGTAGATGCGCTCCAGCACCTGCTTGTCGAGTTCGATGGGCTTCTCGCCGACCTGCTGTCCCTCCTCGTTGTAGACGGGCTCGACGAGCGGGTCTCCGCCGAGGATGACTCGTGCCGGCAGTGAGGCGTAGTCCAATGCGTTCAGCAGGTAGGCCCATACGACGTTGACCGTGTCCTGCATCGATTCGACGTGCGCGATGTCGCTGATCGGCGCATTGTCCAATAGCATCTGGTTGCGGAACTCGCGCAGGGGGATCGTGTCCAGACCGGTGGGCTGAGGGTCATTCATCTTCCAGCCGTACACGTCGGGCGGCACGCGCTGGTCGGTCAGATCGAGCATCTTCTTGCGTTCCATGCTGACCGTCCAGCCGGGCAGCATGAGGGTGCCGTACTCCTTGTCGTCGCCCTGCTGGATGAGGAACCCGGCTGACGGCTGGCCGGTGCGCGCATCGTAGATGACTGCGGCGCTGTCCGGGTGCTCGAACGTGATGCGGGCCCTGCCGTCGACCTGCGTGACCAAAGCGAACGCGCGGCCCGTGGTGGTCATCATCAGCGCGGCTTCCTGAAGTCCGCGTTCGAAGTCGTTGCGGTCGAGGCATTTCATGATGCCGGTGCCGAGCTTCACGTCATCATAAGGGACGAAGCCCTTGAACTTGATGCGTTCCACTGGGGCCTGCGCCACGGGGAGGCACCAGTTGTCGGAGAAGTCGGAGAACCGGTCGCTCATGTAGCGCTTGAATTCCTTGGACGCGAACTTGAGCTTACCGCGTTTGCCCAAGACGTAATCGGTGTGGGTGCCGATGCTGGGTCGACGGAACTGGATCTTATCGGCCAGTCGGTTCGCCAATGAGGACAGTTCCTGCTGGCTGTAGTCCATCAGTACCTCCTTCTGGTCGATGATCCGGTAAGCATGTAATTGTGTTTGCGAGCGCCCCAGCCGGCGGCTCGCGCGTCGCATGCGGCTTCGTGGGCGAGCACGCTGGTCACGGCGGCGTCTATCTTCCTGTTCTGCTGGGGTTTCGCCAGCCCGTAGCGTTCCAGGGTCTTGGCGACCTTTCGCGCGTTCATCATGTGGGTGCGGGTGACGGGGCAGCCGTCCTGTGTGATGCGATGTGTGGTCAGGTCGGCTTCGAATCGGCGCAATGCCTCGTAGACGGCTCCGATGCGGGAGCTACCCGACATGCTCCATGGCATGAATTTCTTCGGCCCGTAGGCGCGATCCCATGCTTCTATCTCCGATTCCCATGACAGTTCGTCGCGGAAGCCGGGGTCGCAGTAGGCGCGTTCGATTTTGTAGCGGTCGTTGAGTTCCGCCCATGCTGCGGATACCTCGGCGCGGGGGATGCGCCCGCCCCACTGCTTCGGGTTCCAGATGGTCGCACGCCGGTCGGGCCCGTATCGGGGAGTGAATATCAGCCCGTCGAGGGTCTCCATCTTGATGCATGTCCAGTCGTCGTTCTCCGAACCGTCGAAGCCCGCGCATACGCGCGTGCCTTTTGGCGGGTTCGGCAACCAGAGTTCATGCGCCGGCATAGCAGCTCTCCCACAGTCCGTCTTCGAGCCATGCGCCGCCGCCCTGCACCAGACGGTTCCCGAAGAACCGTTCCGCTTGGGTAGGGTCGGTCTTCATCAGCGCCTTGGCTTCCGATTCGATGGAATTAAGGTCGACCCACGGGGAGCCGCGATACACGTATTCGAGCATCTTCAAGCGTTCGGATTTCAGATTGAAGTCCAACGGCCGGCCGTCGCGGTGACGCAATGATTTCGCGAGATCGGGGTTCCGGTAGAACACGAACACGTCGTCCTCGGCGTTCTCGAACACCTGCTGCGCGTAACTGTCCTCGCCCGGATCCCATGCGTTCGTCCACGCATGTGTGCGGCCGCCCATGCCGGCGGCTCCTCGGCGCTGCGTGGTGGCGACCGCTATCATGCCGTTCGATTTCGTGTACAGGCCGGCCTCGTCCTGTTCGGCGTCCGTGATCGGATTGCCCAGACGGGATTTCGCCGAGGCGGTGACCACGTCGATGCGATCCAAGTCCAAGGCGTCGGCCTCGCCTTCGCGCCCCGGCTGCAATATGCGGATGAAGGTGTCCCTCACGCGCATGAGCTCCTTGAGCGGGCCCAGCAGGATCGTCGCCACGAGAGGACGGTAGATGTTGCGTACCTGTTCCTCGGAGTTGGCGGTCAGCTGGATGAGCGGCGACGGATGTCGACGGCCTTTCGGCTCGCCCGGATTGTACGGCCACTCCCAGCCGCACGGACAACCGTTGTCAGCGCAACGGTACATGTCGCCTTCTCGCGCCCAGCCATCGAAGATGGTGGGCCCGCAGCCCTCGGCGGCGGTGAAGAACGCCGTGCATGGCCCCTTGCCCCATTTCTGCGGTCCGACGGTCAGCGTCATGCGGTATTTGAATGCCTGGTTGAGTACCATCGGGTTGTCGACGGTGACTTCCTCGGGCGGCACATATGGGGCGTCCTCGCGGATGCGCCAACGGTTCGCCGCCAGCCAGTACTGCCAGTCGGACAGCACCACTGGACGGCCTCGCAACGGGCCGTCGGGCTGCCGGCAGTGACGTTCGATCCATGCGCACACCAGATGCCCCAACGTGGGGAAGTCGATGAGCCATGAATCCTCGTCAGCCATTGCCGCTCATCCGACGCTGGTACACATGCTTCGTCTCGTCCATGGGAGAGCGTTCGGCGGCTGATTCCTGGTTCAGCTCCTTGGCCCTGCGGCGCGTGAACTCCGAATCGACTGGCTTCCGCTCGGCCTCCGCTTCGATTTTCCAGCCTAATGCCTGCAATCCGGCGGCGCTCATGCCGACGCGGTCGGAGATGCGCAGCAGCACGGTCAACGCCGTGGGTGCCGGCGCGATCTCGCATGCGGTGGAAAGCCGCGCGTACAACGCCAGTTCGTGAATCATCCACTTGAACTGGGGCAGATGCCAGGCGCGTGCCTGAGGCAGCTTCCACAGCCACTTCCACTTCTCCGCCTCAAGTTTGCGGACGCGCTCGTCATCGGCGGGCTCCAAGGGCCATTCCGGCGGCTTCATCCGGCACTCGGTGTTCGGCAGGCTCTGCAATGTGTATCCGAGTCTGCGGCTCTTCTCGCTGTTCGGGTCCTTGGCCGGCCCGGAGCGTACTCGTTTGCCTCCACTTGGCATGATGTTCACCTCTCGTCATGGCCTTGCGCCCTAGCGACAGATCGACGAGACCGCCCTCGCGGCGGCCCGCCAGCGATGTTTGAACCCTGCGCACCCGACAGACAGCTCACCGGCGGTTCAGGCAGGGGTGGTCGATACCCCACCCCCCCCTGGGTGTTGCCGGTCGTTTTTTTACTGTTTGGTATTGAAGCCTGCTGGTCTTGTTCTGCCGGTTTTCACGTCGTGGCATTGTTTGCACAATCCTCGTCCGAACTTCGGGTCGTTCGGATTGAGTCGCATGTCTATGAGTTCGATTCGCTCGTATGGATAATGATCCGCGATTGTGCTTGGTTTTCCGCAGAGCCCCTTGTGTTTGCCGCAGCCTCCGTGCTCGGGGTCGCCGGGGCATGTGCAGTATGGGTCTCGTGCGAGCACCTGCCTGCGAAACGATTGATGTCCCTTGGTGTTGTATGGGTTGCGTCCACGGGTACGGGTGCGGTCCCGTTGGGCTCGGGTGCAGGCGTCGCATTTGCGTGCCGGTGTCTCGATGAGGTTCGGACATCCGGGTGTCGAGCAGACTCGCCAGCTCATGTGTGCCTCGCAGTCATTGTGTCCGTTGGCGTGTCTTGGTGTCCTCGGCTTGCATATCTATAGTTATTGTGTTACTATAGATATGTCAGCCAAGGAAAGGAGGTGAACATGGAACAGATCGCGGAGCTGCTCAAGGCCATCGGGGAGTTCCTCTCCGGATTGGGTGCGGCACTCGCACCCATCGCCGCCGTGGCCGTCGCATTGATTGCGAAGAGCAAGCCGCGAAAGCCGCTGAACAGACGGCGCAAGCGGTAACAAGAGCCGTGGATTCCGGATAATCGTACTATCCAGAGCCACGGCTCCACTCCCAACTATTCCATGGAACATCATGAACGGCAAGATAGGAATCATCGCACTCATGTTCGGAGTCGTCAGCCTCGCGCTGGCCATCGCATCCCAGAGCGTACCGGCAGGTGTGTTCGGAATGTGCTCGGGCGTGCTGGGTTATCTGGCAGGAAGGGCAAGCAATGGCGACTGAATATCTCGGCGTCAAACAGGTCGCAGAACGCCTTGGCATCACCAGTGGCGGCTTGCTCAACCTCAAGCTCCCTGAGCCCGACGCCACGATAGGGCGCACGCGCGGCTGGTTGCCTGAGACCATCGATGAATGGAACGCTCAACGTCCGGGACGTGGTGTCGGAGGGGGGAGACCACGCAAAAACAAAGCATAGATACGCGAAAACCCAGCCACATGAGCTGGGTTTTTCGATACTAATCCACTGACATTATGCGGTCACAGTCAGCTCTTTGTCAAGTCCGCCACTGATGACGAGCCGGTAGACGCTGCTGTATGAAATGCCTTGGGGCGTGACATCAAGCTTGCCTCGGGATTTCCACACGGTGAGCGTATGCCTTTTGACGGTGATTCCCGCGTCCGTGAACACCTTGGCTATCTCAGCCGCAGACCCGCGCCTGGAATCATCCCAACACAACGTCTTGAGCCTACGCAGTTTAACCGTCTGCGCTCGCTGTTCCCTCCCGCAGACCGGGCATGTCACCCACTGGTCTGCTGCCCCAGCGGTGAGCATGGTCTCGCATAGTTCGCAGGTTCCTATCTCGCGGCGTTGCTCCGGCGGGTCCAGCGCAGCATCGACTTTGCGTGCGATGCCGTCAACGACGTGCATGTAGAAGCCCGCGTCCGCGAACGTGGCGAGCCTGGGGTGGCCTGCGCATGCGATGAGCGTGGCCTTCAGATCCTCGTTGCGTTTGTCTTTGCGCCAGTCCAGGGCGTCGATGCCGTCGAGGCAGCGCCATAGTTCGCGGACTGAGGCGTCGAGCATGTCGATCAGGTCGAGCACGTCGAGCCTGATTGGCGTCGGGGGAGTGGCCGTCTGGATTCTGACCGGCGAATGCCCTCCCGGATGCAGTGTCGCGTCCAATGAGTCGTGCAGTGGCGTGATGTCTCGCGCGAGTCGCAGGAGCGTGCCGGCGAAACGCAGCTCGCATGCCTCGCACAGCGCGTACCCGTTTTCGATTATGGTGTTGCAGTTCTGGCAGTTCACGAAATCCCTCCACATCGGCTAAACTGGTTGCTTGCTGACATGCCCTCCGCCTCGTGTGGAGGGTTTCGTTTTTTTATCTGGTATTTCAGTTCATTCCTCGAACAGCGGCGGTTCAATGAACTCGACCTTGCATGGCGGTTTCGGCCGACCGTCACCCTCGCGGATGATCGCGCGCACCTCCTCCAACGGCAGGCCCAATTGACGGGCTGTATCCGTCGCGCCGTAGCCGCGCCCATGCCATGCGAGCACCTTGTCGCGTATCGCCTAACTCGTCACTTCGCAACACCTCCCGCATGCGGATCAATCAAATCGCATGACATGGCATCGACGCGCTCGCCGGTTCGAGCCTCGATGCACAGGCGGCGAACATCGCCCGTGGTCTCCACCTGCTGCACGATACGCTGGCTGGGACCGGTGTCCATAGCGGCGTACGCGGCCAGGCCGATGGCGGATACGATGGCGAGCGCCAGTATCGCGATGATGATGGTGAACAGGAGTCCGATGGTGGATTCCACCGACCAGTTTCCGCGCATCCTCGGGTGCCTCCGGCGAGCGCGCTAATGTAAAAACCGGTGGTGGTTAATGTAGTTCTGTGGTGGACTAATGTAGTTTTTTGCATGGTCTTATTTCCTTGAGTACGTTGATGGAGCGGAAGAGTTCGGTGTTGAGTGTTGGGTTTCCGTTGGCGTCCGGTTTGATGACGGTGGCGAGATTGTCGGCGTCGGTGAGTGTCCACCGGCCGTTCTGTGTGAAGCAGGAGAGATAGCCGTCCAGTGTTTGGCCTCTCCTCGTGAGTCCGATGAACCGGTGCAGGTCAAGCTCTCCCGGCGTGGAATGCCGCCAGTCGATGCTTTCGCTCACGTTCATTCCTCCGGCTCCTGTGATTCGTTGTAGAAGTCTTTGGGAGTGATGGTCACGCTGATCTGGCATCCGGCGGCGAGCGCCGCGCTGATGATGTCGGTGAGGTTCGTGTTCTCGTTCATTCTGCTGTTCCTTTTTTCTGGATTGTTGTGATGATTGTGCGCACCCGGTTGCGGTAGATGGCTTTGTTGCCGTCCGGTAGTCTGTTCCAGTCTGAGTCGAGGAGCAGGCCGGAACTGTTGCAGTCCGAGTAGTAGAGCTGTTCGGCGGCGGCTTCCACCTCCAAGCCGGTGGGCTCCCGTTCCGCACCGGTCATGTACGCCTCCTGCAAGTCGTCACTGGTGTAGACCTGGGCCAACGTGTCGTGCACGTCGTCCACCGTGCAGTTGGGGTAGCGGAAGCACGCTTCCTTGCTGATGATGCTCATGATTCCTCCTCGGTTTTCATCGTGTTGACGGCGGCGAGCGCTTTCTTGGCCGCGTGCAGCCATGCTTGTTTTGAGTGCTCGCTGACTGCGTCCCAGTTGGTGATGCCGGGTGTTCCCTCGAAGAATCCTCGGGCGCAGGTCTCGATTTCTTCGTCTGTCGGCTCATTCGAGTTGAGATGGGTTTCTATGCTGATGGCCAGAGTGAGCGCTGCGTCATAGCCCGCCTGATATCCGATGACGAACGATTCGGCCGCCGACTCGTTGCCCAGTCCCGCGTCGGCGAGCGCCGTCAATGCCTGTTGGGTGAGGTCAATCGGTTCGGCCATGATTTGCCTTTCTGTGTTGGCGTTCCTGCCTCCACACTGAGTGGTGCGAGAAGAACATTCCGAGCGTGTTTATCGGATCCCAGAATTCGGTTGGCGGGTCGTACCGCCACCATTGACCGCAAATCGGGCAACGGTAGTAGCAGCCGGGCCCGCGTGGAGTACATCTCTGGCTCATACGGTCTCCTTGGGGTTCATGAGGGTGAGGTAGTGCCGGTATTCCGCGATGTCCCTGTCCAGGCAGTCGTGGACCCGGTGCGTGGGCTTGGCCCTGTGCGTGTAGGGGTCTCGGCCAAGCGCCTTGGCCGCGAGCCTCAGCGTGGTCACGTCCAAGGCCCGGTAGGAGAGCAGGTCGTTGACGCGTTCCACGGGTTCGCAGAATCTGAGGATCATGGGCAGGTCGAAGCGTTGGATGTTCGTGCCTGCGGGGTGCAGCGTGTACATGCCGCTCATGTCCTTGATGAATCTCACGGTTTCCAGTGCGATTGCCTCTGGCGAGCAGTGGGCGGGGTCGCTGGTCTCGCATTGGGCGAGCAGCCCGTTGTTCAGATGCAGGTCGAGGGCGGGCAGTTGCGCGGAGAGCATGGTCTCCCGGCTGATGTGGACGACCGCTTCGAGGCGTGCGTGCTCGCGCATCGCGTCCATGCTGGTGCAGCGCAGGCCGATCTCCAGTATCGAACACTTGTTCGTATCCAATCCGGTGGTCTCCACGTCCATCCACAGCAGGGCATCGGGTTTCTCGGGGCTCATAGTTCCTCCCCGTGGTCGGCGAGCGCATCCTGTATGGCCTCGCGGATGATCCGGTGTTCCGCGAGGGTGAAGCCTTGCGGGATGATGATGGTGCGGGTGCCCACCGGGGTGTCTGGCGGGATGAGCATGGTCACGCTGGTGCCGTCCTCGCGGGTGAAGTCCACGTTGTCGATTTCGCCGGTCACGCAGGCCGTGTTGGTGGTGTTGGTCATGGTTGTTCCTTTCGGTTGATGGTGGGATGTTCGGGCATGCCCTCGGGTGGCGGGCAGTGCGTCCATTGGCCGTCGGCGTCGAGCAGCATCCAGCCGCGCCGGCAGCTGTACACGGGCACCGTGCTGGGTGCCGGGTCGTAGCTTCTGAGCAGGTATCCCAACGCCCTGGCCTCGATGGGATGCCGGTGAATCCACCCATGGCATCCGGTCGAGTTGTCCATGCCGCACACGGTGACGATGTTCGACGCCGCGTGTCGTTCGGGGTCTCCGTACGTCTGGCTGCGGCGTTTCCTGTGGTGATGGCTGCTGCCGGGCCATTCGCCGCCGCGCAGGTATCGGTCGCAGACGATGCACCGGTTGTTTTCGCGGCCCTCCACGAGGCGCAGGGTCGCGGCTGTGGGTTGGTCGCTCATGCTTGATGCCTTTCGTTGATTTCCGTCACGAGCCGTTGCGCCACGGTTTCCGGCTCTTCGCCGGTTTTGACGTGGGCCCAGAACGTCTGTTCGACGCTGTCCGTCCACGAGCCTTCGGGGACTTGGCTGATGGCGTGCTGTTGGAGCCATTGGCGGGTGACGCCGCCCCATTCGGTGCGTTTCGGCACGCTTTGGAGCCATTGCGTGTATTGCCGGTTTTCGAGCCATTTGCGCATCGACGGCACGAACCGGTCGCCGTCCTGGCGCACGGTCTGGGCGTAGCGGATGACGGCGCCGAGCAGCTGGCTCGGCTCGGCCTGGGGCATGGTCGGGTCGCTGCCGCTGGTGACGGCCTGCCACAGGTTTTGGGCTTGGTCGCGGCTGCCGGTATGGCTCGGGTACCGGTCCCAGGCGAACGCGAACAGGTCGGCCTCGGCCAAGGCCTCGGCTTCGGCGAGGCTGGACACCGGCCTGGCGTGGCCGGATTCGGCCACGGCTTGGCTCGGCTCGGCCGGCTCCGGCTCGGCGTTCGGTGCGGAGGGGGCTACAGGGGAGGTAAGGCTAGGTATGGTTAGGTTAGGACCGGTTGCTTCGTTTGCTTCGAAGCAATTGCTTCGTTTTGCTTCGGACGTTTGCTTCGGTTTTGCTTCACCGTTTGCTTCGTCTTTTGCTTCATGGTTTGCTTCGGTCTTGCTTCGCGGTTTGCTTGAAGCACTTGCTTCGTTTTGCTTCGAAGCATTTGCTTCGCGTTTGCTTCGCCGAGACTCGCCCGAAGCGACGCCGCCGGCATGCCCGGCCTTGGCTCTTTTCTCCTTGAGTTCGCTGCCGGAAGTGCCGCCGAATTTCATCAGGGTGTCGGCCTCGACCACCATCCACCGGCCGGCGGCGAGCGCCGGTTCGAGCATTCCCGCGGCCTCCAGTTCCGTCACCTGCCGTGCGTTGCCTTTCAGCGAGCGCACGACCGTGAGGTCGAATGCGCCGTCGAATGCGGGAAATCGCAGCTGGTACGCGGTGTGCACGCAGAGTCTGACCCATAGGCCCAACGCGGCGTTTGATACCGTGCCGGGCATGGTCTGCGGGCTGAAGTTGAGCCCGTCGTCTATCTGGGTCCATGTCATGGCTCACTCCGCTTCATCGTCTTCGGGCAGATATTCGCCTTTGAGTGCTTTGTTTTCCTCGTCCGAGATGGGGTATCCGAGGTCTTCGAGCGCCTGATAGTAGGCTTGGGCGATGGTGATGTCGTCCTTGTCTGCCCACGTGCTGTGGTCGATGATGGCTTCCATTTGGGCGCACAGGATGAGCAGGAGCTCACGGTTCGCGGCCCCCTCCACGTTCTGGCGGCGATGCAGTTCCGTGAGGTTCTGCTCGCAGTAGAGTTCCACGTCGCCGTCCTCGATGACCGGCAATGGGGTGGTCAGCGCGTTGTAGGCGTCGAGCACCCTCTCGTCGTTGTCCCACCTGCGGCTGGCGATGAGGCCAGAATAGCCGTCGGTGCCGGTCAGGACGAGCAGGCTCAAACGGGTGTTGGCTTTGCGCAGTTGTCCGCCGTTGAACCGGGTGGCGTGCTCCCTGATCCAGACGAGACGCAATTGCGTGGCGTCATGCTCGAATCGTTTCCGCCGGTCCAACCGTTCCTCGGCCAAGGCGTTCTCGCGTTCACGGGCCGCGTCCCTGGCGTCGCGTTCGGCGATCTGCGCGGCGCTCATACGCGGGAACGCGTACACCGTGGTGTCGGCGACGCGCACCACGGGCCCGTCCGTCGGATGCTTCACCCGCCACTGCTTCCACCAGTCGGCCAGATCCTCGGGCCGGCCATGGAACACGTCACAGAACAGGCAGCCATCCGGCACCGACCACACCGAACCGGATTCAGGCTCCTCCACGACCACATGCAATTCACGCAACACGGCACGCACCGCCACACGCCACGCCTCGTCCTTCAACCGCTGGCGCAGCTGATTGGCCTTCCACGCCCAATTGTTCGACCCGGCCTGCGAAGCCAGCTCCCTCATCATGTCGGGATGATCCTCGAACTCCGCCAACTCATCCAACTGGGCCAGAGACAACTGCGCGAACCCCTTCGATCCGGAACGCACATCAGCCGGAATCCGAGCGATCCGCAACCGGCCACGCACGAACGACTCGCTACGACCCGTCTTCGACGCCAACTCACCCACGTTCGCACCCAGGTCAAGCAGACCCTGATACCCGTCAGCCTCCTCCAACGGCGTCAAATCGGAACGCTGGCAATTCTCCACCAGCATCAGCTCACGCTCGGTCTTCGCATCCAACTCACGCACAATGCACGGCACCCGTTCGATGCCGGCCAGCTTGCACGCCGCCAAACGACGATGACCAATCACCACACGAAACAGGCGCTCGCCGTGCTCCTCATGGTCGGGTGTGACCACGAGCGCCTGCTGCAATCCCTGTTCGCGGATGCTGTCGGCCAATTCGGTGACGTCGCCCACGTCCCTGCGGGGGTTGTTCGGGTTGGGGATGAGGTTGGTTACGTTGATGTCGATGATGTTGATAGACAATTCGTCGGGTCACTGCTCCTTAATCGATGTGCTGAGATTCTGGTGCGCGGGCAGGTGCGGCAGACGCTTCCTGCGACGGCGTTGGCGCTCATGCTCCAGTTGCTGGCGTCCGTGCTTGCGTTTGCTCATGATTCAGTCCTCCTTGATTTCGCCGGTCTTCGGATCCACACCGCCAGTGGGCAGGTCACGCCACGGATCCAACAGACTGCGCTCGATATCCGCCTTCACCACGCGCTCGCGGGCCTCGACGGGATAGTTGATGAGGTCGTTGACCGCGTTGGCGGCGTCGAAGATGTGCTGCGAGAGGTCGCAGGCGTCGTACAGGGCGTCGGTGATGGGGTCGATGTTCTTGTATTTCTCGATGTATTCGTCCTTGGTGGCCAGGTCGAGCATCTTGCTGGCCGCGATGCGGAACGCGGCCGCGGCGTCCTTCATGCGTGATGCCTTGGCGGTCAGGGCGAGCAGCATGAGCGGTGTGATTTCGTCGGGAATCAGCGCATCCTGCACGCCATCGGTCTTTTTCTTTCGTGACATTGATTCTCCTTAGAATTCAGGGTCGGAATCGTTTGACGGGAAATCGGTGGAAGCGCCGAAGCCCGAGCCCGGCGTTGCGGGCATCGTTTGGGCCCACGGGTCGCCTTGCTGCACGCCCGGCTCCACAGGCGACGCGGGAGCCTGCGATTGCGCCGGTGCGGGAGACTGCGGCTGTCTGTTCTGCCAGCCGTTCTGCGCGGGTCCTCGGTTGGGGTCGCCGTACGTGCTGCCGCCCGCGTAGCCGCCTCCGGCCTGCACGCGCGTGACCTGCGCCGTCGCACGGGTCAACGCGGGCCCGATCTCCTCCAACCGCATCTCGGTCACCGTGCGCTGAGAGCCGTCCTGCGCCTGATACGAGCGTTGCTGGAGACGCCCGCTGGCGATGACCCTCATGCCCTTGGCCAGGGTGGCCACGATGTTCGACGCGAGCTTCTGCCTTTGGCTGTCCCATGCGGAGCAGTTCATGAACAGCGTGTCCCCGTCCTCCCACTAGTTCGATTGGCGGTTGAACTGGCGGGTGCTCGATGCGATGGTCAGGTTCGCGACCGTGCTGCCGTTGCCCAGGGTGCGCAGCTCGGGGTCGCGCGCCAGGTTGCCGATGATCGTGAGCATGGTCTCGCCGGCCATCACGCCTCACCGTCCAACGCGCGCAGCAACTCCACCGCCGCGCCTCGCACCTCGTCCGCCAAATCGAACAGCTCCCAGTCGGCGTCGTCCATCACGCCGTCCGCGAGCATGGAAGCGGCGCCGTACGCCTCATGCGCGAGTTCACGTCGCGCATCGGCCAGCTCGGCCTCCACATCGGACGTCTTGGATTGTGCGGGCGGTGCCGGCGGCTGGGCGAAGGCGCGCACCAATATCACGTCGTTGGCCTTCAGCGCTTCGGCGAGCATCGCCTCCAACACTGGCAATGAGGGCTTGTTCGGCCCCGCGTCCAACGCCAGCAGCAGGCTCTCCGCCACATCCGCCGCATTGGATCGCTCCGGTTTTTCCTTGGTCTCACTCAATTCGGTTTTCCTCCTCTGTAATCGGCTTTGGACGCGTATTCCACCAGCGCGCTCACTTTCCTGTTTTGACGGTCCACGTCCACCTGCTCCGCGTAGGGCAGCAGGTAGATGTACGGGTTGGCCGTCTGGCTGTTGCGGTCGCATATCCTGTCCCAGAACTCCTCGATCAGGTCGGCCGGAGGCCATGACATGCCCTCATCGGTGATGGGGCACCACATCTCTATGCGGCCACTGTCTGCTGCTGGAGCCCGTTCTGTTCTCCCCAGGCGATCACCTCCCTGACCGGGTAGGCGACGCGGCGGGTATCGCGTTTGCGGTGCTCGCGTTTGCCGCCGAGCTTGACGAATTTCGGGCCTTCGCCCCGGTATCTCCATACGCCGAGCGTGCCCACGGTGGGCGAACCCCCGAAATAGGCGCTCACCTTGTCTGCCTTCCAGTAGGCGACGCCGTCCTGGACGATGTCGGGCGGAATCATGGCGCTCATGGTGGTATCCTTTCTCCTGTAGCTGTTTTGCTTCGCCCACGTTGCCGCGTGGGCTTTTTCTTTCCCCGAAGGGCGTGGACCGTGCCGAATCGAACGGCTTCCCGCTGTTTGCCGCGCGTACATGACACCGCGATCTCCAGCGGGGGCGAACCTGCCGGCCCCGTGCGCCGCACCCGCTGGGGATGGGGTGCGACGCGAATGGTGTTAGCGACTGTCCTTGTCGATTGCCGGGGAAGGAAGAACCCCGGCAAGCCTTTATTCGTCGACTCCCGCCTCGCTTGCCACGAGGCACAGGAGCCGCAGGGGGACTCCCAGGAACGCGACCAGCGAGCAGGCACCGTTGGCGAGGGGAGTGGCACAAGCCAAGTGCGTCATCAGCCAGACAAGGCAGACCACGAACGCGACGGCGCAGATTGCCAGCCCGCGCATGAACCGTTTCGACGGGCCGCCGTCGGCCTTGCGATAGCCGGACGCGTGGTGGCCGTATTCCTTGGTGTTCATGGTTCGCCTCACTTGGGTTGGACGAGGGTGTTGGACCCCTCGGGCGTGACGATCAGCTGGTCGGCATTCTGCAATGCGTCGATGTAGTGCTGTCTGAGCACGTTGTCGGTCAGCGAATCGTTCAAAACCTTGTTCGCGTCGGCCTCGCCCTGCGCCTTGATGCGTTTCGTCTCGGCCTTGGTCTTCTCGACCTCCTGCTCGTTCAACGCCTTCTGCTTGTCGATCTCGGCGGCCTGCGCCTCCGCGTACTTCGAGGTGATGGACTTCGGGTAGCGGACCTCCTGCACCGACACCTGTTCGACGCGCAGACCCATGCCCTTCCATTTCGCGGTCAGGGCCTTCTGGATGGCGGCGGTGTACTTGCTGCGGTCGGTCAACAATTGGATGGTGTCGAATTGGCCGGAGACCTCGCGTGGCACGCTGCGCACGTCCACCGCTGCCACCGATTTCACGAATGTGGTCTGCTTGCCGTAGTCCTTGTACAGGTCCATCGCGTACTTCGGGTCGAGCGAATAGTTGACCTGGATGTCGATGTCCGCCTGCGCGCCGTTCTTGTCGTTGACGGTGACCTGCGGGCCTCGTGCGGAGCCTCCGTCGTAGTCCTCCTTGCCCTTGGCCACGTAGCTGATGACGTTGTTGCGGGTGTCGTATTTGACGGTGGACTGCCACGGGAGCTTGCCGTGGAATCCCGCGTCGGCGGAATAGCCGGCGATGGAGCCGCCCATGTTCTTCAACACAACGACCTCTCCCGCGTCCTGCGAATACAGACATGCGGGAATCATCAGCAGACCCGCCACGACGATGGGGACAAAGCCGAGGGTCGCGCCGTCGCCGCCGGTGGCGAGGGCGACGGCGATCATGCCGACTCCGATGAGCAGGAGGATGATTGCGATGATGAACCAGACCATGAGGTTCCTTTCCTTGGATTATGTGTTGGCTCACCTCCCCTAAGCTGGGTATTGCCTAACTACCAGCCTTGAGAGGAGGTGAAAACTAAATGACCAATCGTTTGCATTTGGGATATGAGGACAAGATTTGGCTTCTTGCCGATTCCGTGGATGTCAAGGATCTGCTTGAGGATCTTTCGGAAGCCGCCAAAACCGGTGCCGTGGTGGAGACCTCGGTACGGCGTTCGTCGAATTCCACGACCGATACGAGCCTCGTGATCAACCCGGCCGTTATTCCGTACTGGTTCGTCGACGAGTCGCAGCCACAGCGGGTGGGGCGTATCTACTGACGTAGCTGTTCCTCGATTCGTTCCATAAGGCTTTCGTCGTGCACCATCACATACCCCGTGAGGTGCACGGCGATTGCCCCGCCAACCAACAGCAACGTCACGCCGTACCCGATGAACCGAACGGCCAGCCTGTACATGTCGCGGACTTCCATCACTTCACCTCGCTTTCGGCGAGCGCTGGGATGGTGTTCTCGGCAGCGAGCGCGGGATCGGTGTTGTCGGCGTTGAGCGCGTTGGCGAGTGTTTCGAGTGGGTCGCCGCCTGAGAGTTGTTGTGCGGCGATGAAGGCTGCAAGGCTGATGTCGTCGCCGTCGAGCCATTTGGCGACGGTCATGCGGTTGCGGCCGCAGGCCTCGGCGATGCTGGTCATTTTGGTTTTGGACAGGAGCACGCGGGTGCGGGTGTCGTGCACGGCACGTTTCGTGGCTTCAACTGCTGGTAGATTAGGCATGTGTTGACTCCTTTGACTGGTTGGAGGTTATGGTGAATGCGGCTGAGTATCTGATTGGCTTCTTCGAAGCCGGGACGACTGACGAAGCCGACAGGCAGGGGTATCGGTTTCCTGATGTCGTGCAAGCCCTCAGCGAAGTCGAGTCAGCGATTGACTCATGGGAGTCCATGGGTGTGGATGTGCATCTGATGAGGTCATGCCTTGAACGGTGGAAGAAGTCGGCATTAAACACGTTCATGGACATTGATGAGCTGCGGTGGGACATGTCGATGTTCACCCATGCGAAAACGCAGGAGAAACTTACCGACGGCGATCTCATGGGACTGCAATCCGTAGCCGAAAAACTATCGGCTTCCACCGTCTCGTACTCCGAGGATGCCCGGCAAAAGATGAGGAACATGATCGAGGAAGCCGTCAAATGCGTCCGTGCGGATGACAGTCTGCCCTCCGACTTGCTGGCGTACTTGTCCCGGTTGATTCGCGAAGCCCGCGAAGCGTTGGACGAATACGAGCTGACCGGCGACTTCAAGCTGTCGGTGGCGTTCGACCGACTGTGCAACGCATTACGAGTGGCCGAAACAAAAACGAAGAAGCATCCCGTGTGGGAAAAGTTCAATGAGCAGTTCATGGTTCCTCTTATCGCTCAGGTCGGGGTGAATGCTGCGGTGTACGGTCTGACCGTCGCTCAGGTGCTGCCTGCGATCGGTAGTTGACCTCGGCAATCAGGTTGTTGACCGCCGTCATCTCGTACTTGTCAATCGCATCGGCGGTCAGCTTCCCCTCGCGCAACAGGCGACGCATATCGGAGCAGAAACCCGTCACGAGATTCATGTAGAGATACAGCTCCCTGACCGGAAGCTCCCTGTAATCAATCTGGGCCAT